TTGCCAGACTCGATGACATAATCAATCGGACATTCACCTGCTTTCAGTTTAACAATACAAGACTCATGATAATCAGTGCTCTCACCTTTTTGAAGAGAACGATAATGTCCACGAATCGAATAATCAACATAATTCTGCTTCAGTGCTTCAATCAGCAGATGAGTATTCTTCAGCACCGAATCTGCGATGGTTTGTTGTGCTTGCATTTGGAGAGTTGCAGTCATTGTGTGTTAAAGATCAGTCAACGAGAGAATAGTTTGCAACCCAGGAAGGAATCCCAGAGAGTGATAGCGAACCATTGCGACAATCGCAATAATCTTGTGCGTCTTCTTCAGTATAAAAGGGACCGATGTATTCTGGGGAATCCAATGATTGAGACCAGAAACAAACAGTGAAGGTTTCAGACATTTGGGTTCTCTCCCCTTGGATGTCTCTATAGTATGGCACAGGCACCAGGGATCATGTAGTTCGTGGTGATACAAAACCAGACTTTTTTAGATAAGCATTGCTTATCATTATAGATATAGAAACTCTGCAATGAAGTAGTCTACAGTGATCTCCAACTTCGATGCCATTTCTTCACAGTAATCATCAAACGCATTTTGTTGTTGTTGGCGATCATCTTCATGCTCAATGAACAGATCTGCACTTTCGTTAGTCATAATAAAGGATGCGAAGTTTAGAGTATGATTGTAACAGAATCAACAGGCAAATGCAAGTCCACCGATAGATGCACCCAATGCAGTTGCCCACCCACGATTGTTGCGATTGTTGCGAGTGCTGGTCATGGATCTACCGATTGCTCCTCCAAGTGTAGCACCTAAAAGTGTACGAACTGGATTGCAGTTAGGATTGGTTTCTCTACCATAATACCCACCACCATTGTTATAGTATTGATTGGTAGGTCTCCATCCTTGATTGATAGAATTGCATGGCACATTATAAGATTGAACACTCACTCTACCAGATACATAATTACCATATTCATCATAACCACCAGGTTGATAAACTTCCTGATTTTGAGTGCAAACTCCAAACTGATTAACCTGCTGTGCTTGCACACTTACGGTTGAAAGTGTGAGTGGTAACAGTAAAGCTAATGGAAGAAATTTCATTACCAGGTTCCTCTCTGAATGTGAATCTTTCGTATCTCAGTATGTAGGAACTGAAGAAGTTTGGTGTCTGTGGTATTGTCAAAAGCATAATAAAGTCGATTTAGATACTCTTGCTGTGTGGTGCATTTGACTACCTTTGCACTCGTTACACCGATGCCGTTGAGTGGTGAACCTGCCTTAGATTTGGGCATCCCAAAGTTACCTGTGATGCGACCAGTTGTTCTCAGTTGTGGTTTGATCTTGGAGAGATTAGAATAGTTCATCGAGCAACAATGTCAAGAGTTTCCATCAGCATCATCGCAAGTTCTGTGCGATTGTCTTGATCTACTACAGGAATGTTAACTTCCACAAAATCACTCACAAGTTCCATCAATAGTTCAGTCATTCTCTCATTTGCATACACACAAGTTGCAAGATCATACTTAAATCCATCACACAACAGTTTGAGTGACTTAGTGACAGTGAGTTCTTGCACAGAATCGACAGTAGAGTAAGTCACTTGTTCAGAGGAGAGTTAAAGAAACGACGAAATGCAGTGACAACAATAATCAAAGTTGAAACTACACCAAGCAGACCAAGAAAGGTGACAGCATCACCATTGAAAGTGTAAGTATCAGGAGTCATAATTAAGAAAGATGAATAATACCAGCAGAGCACAATGTAGACAGTGTGCGACCATAATGACCCTGCAACCATTTGTATGCTTGAGTGTCATAGATTTGCTGAAAAAGAGTCACAAACTCTTCTTCAGTTACATTACCTTCTTCGTAACGAAAAAGTAGATCTGAGTCAGGCATTGTTAGAAGTCGTAGTTAGAATTGAGAGCACCTTCAAAGGATTTATCATCATAACCGATGACATTCTCAGGATCTATCTCATCAGCAAACTCACGCATCTCAGGTAGATCAAAGATCTCACCAGGAGCATCAGCAATCTCTGACCAAAGTTCATCATACATAATGGATCTCCGTTCTTTGACTCTTTAAGTATTGCACAGAATGATGTGCTTTGGGAGTTTATTGTGCCACTTCTACATGTGGCACAAGGAGCATTTCTGCTCCCACACTTTGCCTTTGAATAACCACAAACAAAAGCACATTTATTTAGTCCAATTTTTTTCCATCACAAAGTTATGATGACTGAACTCGTGACGATTCACAAGTTTGAATGTACCATACTTGGTGCTGCGAACATAACCTTCATGCTCACACTCTTCACCGTTGACATAACACATCAACTCATCATCGGTGTGAAGAAGTAAAAAGAAAGACTCTTTGATTTTTATCACGAGATTGTAGAAGTTGAACAGGTGAACATCAGCACCAGTCATTTCTGCAAGCACCTCAGCATCAAGATCTTCACCACATTTGATGAGAAGATTCACTGCTTTCTTGATCTCTTCAACATCTTTTTTGCTGACAAATGTGACCAGAGAACTCATCTGTTTGGCAAACTTACTAAGTGTCAGCACCTCAGTGAAGTTGCCGCGGAAGTATACATCAGGTTTGACAAACAAAACAACATCATCACTGTTCAATTCTGGAATCTCAAATGATGCAACAGCATCTTTGAGTGTAGGACCAGAGTAGGAAGTATGAGGAGCAATGATAAACACCTGATTCACTTTCTCTTTGAAAGAGTAAGTAATCGTATTGGGTCGGTAAGTATCATCACCACCGAAACCAATAAAGTCACCTTGCACCACACCTTTGATGCGAGGCAGACAATCAAATGCTACGTGCAAAATGTCAGCAACTTTGGGAACATTGCCATGATTGATGTCAATGTCCTCATGACAGTAGTTGATCTTGATTTTCACTTTGTTGAACACACTTTTGGTGCCCACAAAGAACTTTCCAGTCTCAGGATCAGTGCCCCAAACTATAGCAGGAGCACCGTCAATCTTGACGGAAACTTTATCTTTAACAGATTGATTTGCAAACCAATCTAACACTGAAAGATCACCAGTGAGAATGGAATCTTCAGGATGCTCAAGATGTGTGTTTTTCATGTCTTTAGTATGGCACAGCACAGGAGCAAAGTCAACCCCTGAATCATCAGTGTATTTTATGAGTTTAATTGAAATGGATTAAACTCTCTCATCAGACGAATACGCAGGTTCAATGGTATGCTTACACTCCTCAAACAAACTTTGTAGAATCTCGTCACAGAGTTGATACGATTTACTTGTCACGCCCACTGCATTTGCTTGATAGTATCGTACTGCGTTGTAGATAACTTTCCTCTGCTCCAAGTTAAAGATTTTATCACTCATTTCGATTCAATACCTCCATAGTTGACACTAATTTATTATACAATGCAGGCAAAGAAACCTGATTTAGATTCTCTGCTATTTTCTCATCTTTACGATTCAACAGTTGAAGTGAAGTCATCAAAACATTGAGTTCGTTGACATTTAGACTGACAGACATGATAGTTTATAGAATAGGATTTGCACTCAAAACTGTTGCATTTGGATTCTGAATGAGAGCATATCTTTTTGCCTCAGCATAATCCCGAGCAACACATTCAATAAAGAATCTTGTACCAAGATAAATGCACTCAACTTTGTATTTCATGATGATTAATTGTTTTAAGTTAATTGTTATAAATTACACTGTTTGCCAGTGTTGTGCTTCTGTTGAAGTTAGATACTGCGTCGTTTTCTTGACTACTCTTATAGTATTACATAGAATCTGGGCAAAGTCAACCCCTGAATCATCACTATATTTGATGAGTCAAACTGTCATTGATAAGTTACGTAACTTATCACACTACATGGGAAGTTTACCGATTGACTTTCCTTTTTTGTGTGCTTGAATGTATTTCCGTGCAGAACCTTCAGTTCTACACAGTTTCTCAAGTTGTTGTCCATTGTGTATGATGATGTATCCTTTGTTAGCATAGGGAACTGCTGCGTATTCTCCTTTATTGACTATAAATCCTTCCATCATTTCCTCACCACACTCACAGCAGGTTCACCTTTGGTGAAAATCGTATCAACAACCGATTGAACTGCACGAGCAGTGCTGACACCAACCTTGTTGTAAACAGGAATACAAACTAGACCGAACGATTTGCTATACTGACCAAGGTTGCCAGGTTGAATCAAACCATCACGAAGTCCTTTTGCGTCGTCATGATGCAACCTAATGACACGTCCGATAGTTTGACTGATGCCAATAAAGTCCATGTTGCGAAGAAACAAAACTGCCTCAAGTCCAGAGACATTGATACCCTCTGCAAGGATGCTATGATGCAACACAACAAACTTCTTAGAGTTATCCTTACCCCATGCAGAAAGAGTGTCAAAGAACACCTCACGATTGACTTTGCGACCATCAATCACTGCACCAGTCTTGGCAGTAATATACATCCAAGAGAAACCACGTTGCTCTAACTCAGCACAGAAATCAGTTTCTGACACCAGTGAAACGATTTGCTTGGTTGCCTTAGCACAAATCAGAATCTTGCTGGCATTGTTATCATCAATCGTTTCCAGCAGATTAGCAGCATCACGATCAAAGTTTGTCTGCTTGCCAGTCACCATTTCCAGTTGCTTGACTACAACTTTAGGGGGCACAATGTATCCACCTTCGACAAGTTCGGGAGCAGGAACTTTGCAGATCACTTGACCATAAACATCCACATCATTCATGCCTGGTTTACCCACAGTCACGGAATGTTTCGGAGTTGCAGTAAAGAAATAGCAACGATTTGCATTGGCAGCAAAGTGCTCCGTTGCAGGGAAAAAGTTACGTTTGACCGAATTGTGTGCTTCGTCAAAGTAAATCGTATTCACATCAATACCTGCCTCCTGAATACGTTGCAGGGAGTTGTAAGTGGTGAAGATGATACGATTGCGCTTGTAAGTCTGCACCGCCCAATCATAGATACCAGCAGGACTGGTGGTGGACTCGTGATGAGTCTCCCCAGAATGCACGTGAAGCACACGAACCATAGGATCAGTGATAAACTCCAGAAACTCACTGGACAACTGCTCTGCCAGCAGAATACGGGGAGCAACTACAACAATAGTCTGAGGAGTTTGTGACTGAAACTCACGCAGAGCATCATAAATCATCTTCAGAGTCTTGCCACCACCAGTAGGCACAATCACCTGACCTTTGTTGTGCTTTTGCATAGCAGCAACAGCACGTTCTTGATGCGGACGGAGTTGAAGTTGCATTACAAATGAATCAATACAAGTATGATAGAAAAGATTAGGCAAAAAGTCAAGGATCTTGTGCCAGTTCTTCAACTGTCACGTGCTTACATAGTTGTCTTTTAAGTTCCACCTGAATGTTGATAAGATGACCATACAAAAACTGCTGATACTCATTACCTTCCAGAAGATTTGTGAGTTCAGTTATACATTCAAGTGACTTGATGAGTTTATTTTTCTCTGTGAGAGGAGTTTTCAACCATTCATCCAACACTTTATCATCAATAGGCAATTCAATCATTTTCTACATTCCAAGAAATAAGAATACCGTGCCGACCCATCAGGATTGTATTGTACCACATCACAACCCTTATACTCATCCACCACCTCAAATCTTTGGTTTGATGGTGTAGGTTGTGCGTCTAACCAGTTTGCAGCACCATTTAGAATAAACACTAACAGAATCAACACACCAAACACACCCACACCTAACATAGCACCAGACAGAAACTCTTTAAGTGCTACTTTATCGTCTTGTGTCATCGTGGTGGGGGCATCGTGAGTGCTCTGGCAGTTGTTTCTTGATACCTCATAAATGTCTTTAATACTGATTTAAGTGTGAGTTGTAGTTCTTCTACATCTTCACACTGGTCAATCGTCCTTGACATTTTTTCATACTCAAACATCTTTGCAGGACTATCGAGTTTGATATCATCGGGATGTGTTTCTGACATGTTATCGTCTCCGTAAAGTTCGTCGAATAAAAAGGACCAAGAGTTCGTCATACATCCCACTCCCGTGCTTCCCAGTCCATCAAGCACATATCAGTTTGCTGTTTGTCAGTATAGTTA